CAGCTCTACAAGGTCAAACTTTGTACGTTGATGTAATTGCTGCATCTGGCGCAACTGGAACAGGTGACGTTTATGTTTATGGCTACGACTTCAGCTAATCCAAGTTGAAATTAAGAAGGGTCACCCTCAAAAGGGGTGACTTTTTCTCTTTTTAAAGTACAATTAACCTATTTCCAAAGGAAAAATCATGTCATCTACTACTCTTGCCCGTGGAAACGCTCACGAAACGTTTTACATCGCACCATCAATTACACCAGCTCAAGTTGCGGCTAGTACAACAGCTGTTCAAACTTTCAATATCCCAGGTCTTTTGACTACCGATTACATTCAATCGGGTGGTTATATTGCAAACCAAACAACGGGTATTTTTATTGCTGAATCTGATTGTTTAACCAATGGCGTACTAACTATTCAATTCGGTAACGTAACTACATCTCCAGCTACTCCAGCGGCAGGTGTTTACGAATTCCAAATTGTGCGTTATGAAGGTCCAGCACCATTGAATGCGGCTTAATCATGGCAAACACAAGCGTTTTTAGACCAGTTGGTCCATCTTATGCTGTTGCTGTCTCAACAACCGCATCAAATGCTTTGACCGTAACTCCAGCGGGTAACGATCAGATCAATTATTGCGGTTTTTTAAATACATCTGCTAATCCTATTGCTTTGACAATAGCAGAGGCAAATGCTTTTAATTCGTTGACTGCTCCAGCCGCAGTACTTCCAACAGCTGGAAGTCCTACTAACACGGTAATTTTAGGCGTTGCTATGACTTCTCCAATGGTAATTGCAGTACCCCCCAACGGGTTTTCTGTAAGCGCTATTACAAGTACAGGCACAACAACGCTTTACATTACCCCAATGGCAGACCAATCATGACCAATCAAGTAGCTAATACAAATACAGCTAATACAGTGTTACTTAGCACTTATTCTACACAACCAGTTATTGCAAGCGGTTTTGGTACTTCCCCTGCGCTTAAAGGCGTAACACCAAACTGTTTTGCGGTGACTGTTGGTAGTGGTGGTGCTGCATCAGGCACTTTAACTTTACCAGCTGCGCCAAACGGTTGGATGGTTGTTGCTAATGATGTAACATCTGGTTCAAGCCTATTTTTGCAACAAACTGCTAGTAGCACCACATCAGTTACTGTAACTGGTTACGGAATTACTACAGGACTTGCAGCAAATATGTCTGCTGGTGATGTGATAGTCATGACTTGCATCCCATACTAATGAATGCCCCTGCCTCAACCGTTGATCAGAATATACTGCCAGTACAGGCATACTTCGATGTGTTCGGAAACTTTCAGACGTTTTTAGGCCAGGGGCGTCCTTTTTATGCTACTTTTAATCCAGTTCAATCTGGTCTAACAATAACAAACAGTACGATTGATAGCACTGTTATTGGTGGCACAACGCCATCAAACGCCACTTTTGTAAATGTAGCTACAACAACAGGCTCGATCAGTACGGCCCCATCTAATTCTACGGACTTAGTAAATAAAGCCTATGTAGACATGTTTGTCCAAGGGTATGCAATCAAGGCCGAGTGCCAGGTTGCTACAACTGTAAACATTACATTATCTGGATTGCAGACAATTGATGGCTACACAACTCTTTCTGGTGACAGAGTATTAGTTAAAAACCAGACCAACCAGGCAAACAACGGTATTTATGTGGCTGCAGCAGGCGCTTGGTCCAGATCGCCAGATGCTAACACTTATGCTTCATTGGTCAGCGCATTTGTATTTATTCAAAACGGCTCAACTCAGCAAAATTCTGGTTGGGCTTGTACTATTTCTGCAGGTGGTACATTAGGTGTAACACCAATTACCTGGTCGCAACTCGCAAGTGCAACTGCATATTTTGCAGGCACAGGGCTTACGCTATCAGGATATACGTTTAGCATTACTGCGGTCGGCACGGCAGGCACTTACGGTTCTGTCAGTAGTGTTCCAGTATTTGTGACAAATTCGTCAGGCCAGGTCACATCTGTCACGAATACGTCAATTTCTATAGCGCCCAGTCAAATAAATGCAACAATTCCTAATTCTGGGTTAACCAACAGTTCAATCACAGTAAACGGATCTGCTATTTCACTTGGTGGGTCTGCAACTGTAACGGCAAACACAACAAATGCGTTGACCATTGGCACAGGTCTGTCAGGCACGTCATTTAATGGCAGTTCAGCAGTAACGGTCGCAATTGCAAATACTGCGGTGTCTGCGGGAAGTTACACATTGGGTAACTTTACGGTGAATGCTCAGGGTCAGCTTACAGCTGCTTCTAGCACGTCAACGACTGGAAGTGGTAATGTAGTATTAGCGAATAGTCCAACGCTTGTAACGCCTGCTTTGGGTACGCCCAGCGCACTTGTAGGCACAAACATTACGGGTACTGCAAGCGGACTGAGCATTGGCGGTAACGCTGCAACTGCCACATCATCAACAAACATTGCTGGAGGATCTGCTTATGCCTTTCCGTATCAAACGGCTGCGAGTACGACTGCGTTCCTTTCGGCAGGCACTTCGGGCCAAATTCTACAGACTCAGGGCGCAGGCTCTGCACCAACCTGGGTAAGCCAGTCTACTTTATCTGTCGGTACAGCAACTAACATTGCTGGTGGCTCGGCAGGTGCGATTGCATACAACAGCGCAGCAAGCACAACCACATTCTTAACGCTTGGCACGTCTGGTTACGTTTTGACCGCAGGAGCAAGCGCCCCGCAATATGTTGCACAATCTACTCTGGCGGTTGGAACTGCTACTAATCTAGCTGGTGGAATTGCAAGTCAAATACCTTACCAAACAGGCGCAGGCGCAACATCTTTTATTGCAAACGGCACAACTGGTCAGGTTTTAACGTCAAATGGCACAAGCGCCCCATCATGGACAACGCCTACGGCCTATGCAACGGTGACGGATGACACGACAACCGCAGGGACCAGATATATATTGTTTGCAAACCAAACAAGTGGCAATTTGACAACTGAATACACAAGTTCTACAAAACTAACCTATTGGCCTGCAACTGGCGCATTGACCAGCGGTTTAAATGGAGGTACTTTCTAATGGAAATTACTTGGAAAATATTGGAAATTTCTGCTGAAAATGAGTTAATTACTCATGCTAAATACTTTGTAACAGCAACAGAAGATGATAAAAAAGTGGAAACAGAAGGCAATTGGTGGTTTAAAAACCCAGTAATGACCGTTCCTTTTGCGCAAGTGACTGAGGATATGGTCGCTAAATGGGTAGAGAGCGACACCTACAAGGATGGCGTAAATTTAATTACATCTAGACTCATAGAACAGTTAAAATCCTTATCTAAGCAAACCGTTGTTCCGCCCTGGAAACCACAAGTTTTTACACCTAATATCTAAAAATGGCGCAAACAAACTATACCCCAATTTATTTATATAACAGCGGAACGGCTACTAATACGCCTCTCGCTGCTAATTTGGGTGCGGGTGAATTAGCTATTAATTACACAGACGGCAAGTTGTTTTATAAAGACAACAACGCTGCAATACAAGTAATTGGATGGAAAACAACCCCTACAACCGCAGGCGGTACAGGTTTAACCAGTTACACAGCAGGTGATCTGCCATATTATGCTTCTGGTTCTGCTTTATCTAAGCTAGGAATAGGCACGGCAAATTACGTTTTAACATCAAGTGGTACTGCGCCCCAATATGTAGCTCAAGCTACGTTATCAGTTGGATCTGCTACAAATGCAACAAATACCGCAATTACAGATAACACAAGCTCTAGTGCTACTTGGTATCCAACAATTGTTAGTGCAACAACTGGTAATTTACCACAAACAACATCTAGCACTAAGTTAAGTTTTGTGCCAAGTACAGGAACTTTAACTGCAACAAGTCATGCTGGTGCATGGGCTGGTAACACAATTACTGTTCCTTATGGTGGAACTGGAATTACAAGTTTGACTGCTAATTACATTCCATATGGAAATGGAACAAGCGCATTTCAATCTAGCTCAAATTTTACATTTGATGGTTCAAATTTATCAGTAAATGGAAATATCAATTGTAATGGAAATAATGCAATTTCTGCTTCAAATCCTACTGGTGGAAGTGGTGGTTTAAAACTTTCAAACCCATCAAATAATACTAATGCTTATATTGCAAGATTTTATGGTTATGATGGTTCACAAACTGGAAGTATTCAAACTTATGTTAATTTAACAACATACAGCGTATCATCTGACAAACGTTTAAAAAATGATATTGGCATAGCAACTGATATGTCAGTCATTGATAACACAATTATTCATGATTTTTCTTGGAAATTTGATAACCGTGTTGATCGTGGTGTATTTGCACAAGAAGCATATTTAGTTAAACCAATTGCAGTTGTTGTTGGAGAAGATACTTTAACTGAATCTGGTTCATTAGCTGTTCCTTGGTCTGTTGATTACAGTAAATACATTCCAGATTTAATTGTTTATTGCCAACAACTCAAGAAACAGATAACAACAATGCAAGCACAGCTTAAGGCGGCTGGTGTGGCAGGGTTTTAAAAGGATAAAAAATGACTGTAAATTTATCATATTTAGCTGGTGCAGGAGCACAATTTTTTGACAATAATGGTGTCCCATTATCAGGAGGTCTTTTATATACCTACTCTGCTGGTACTACTACTCCACAGGCAACATATACATCTAATTCTGGTTCTATTGCCAATTCAAATCCTATTGTTTTAGATTCTAGTGGTAGGGTTACTAATGAAATTTGGTTAACAAGTGGTCAAACATATAAATTTGTATTGCAAACAGCATCTGCAGTTCAAATATGGTCATTTGATAATATAAGTGGTATTAATGATTTTTCATCTTTATTATCACAATTTTCAGCAGATACTGGTTCTTCATTGGTTGGATTTTTACAATCTGGAACAGGTGCAATAACTACTGAAACAGTACAAACAAAATTAAGACAATTTGTAAGTGTTATTGATTTTGGTGCTGACCCAACTGGGGCAACTGATAGTACAAGTGCAATCCAAGCCGCTATAAATTATGCTTGTGGATTAGTTACTGCAGTATCTACTGGAGACCCAATTAATGGTGCAACTGTATTGTTTAGGGGTGTTTTTAAAATTACAGCACCTTTAACAGTAGGTGCTAGTAATGTGGTTTTAGATGGTCAAGGTGGTACAACAATTTATCCATATTACACATCAACCACTATTGGATCACAAATTTACAATGGAGCACCTCCTGTATTTATTATTGGTACTGCTCAATTATGGCAAGGCTCTGGAACATATAGCAGTACATACAAATACAACAGAATTAATGGATTCATTATTAAACGTCCAACAGGAGGCTCATACATTGGTGCAATTGGTGTTTTATGTTCTGGAACTAGAAATGCCTCAATTACAAATATGTTGATTGAAACTCAATATTGTGGTTTATATTTAGAAAATACTTCTGAAATTTTTGTTGAACAAATATCTTCTATTGGATGTACTTATGGTTACATTTTGGATAGCAGAAATAACAGATCATCTTCTCAAAGTGTTTTGAATTTATCATGCACTGGTAATGATGTAAGTTCATGTAACTTCAATATGTTAACTGCATATTATCCACAATCAACTGGATTTATGACTATCAATTGTGGAACTATAAATGTTTCAAGCATGACTATTGGACAATTTTCAACAGCAATAGATACAACTGGGACATTAGGTTTGCCTAATGGAACAGGTGCAGGTATTTATATTGATGGTGGAGCACCTGGGACAAATGATTTTGTTAGGGGAAGTATATTTACTGATGTAGTATTTGAAGCACCAAGTAACATTTTTATTGATTGTATTTTTATTAATTCAACAACTGGGCAAGAATTAGTACAAGGTATAACTTTTCAAAATTGTGTAGTACAAACTTATGCCCCTGCAAATAGTTCATATCTAACTACTTTTATTTCAGCTCAAACTCTTAATGCTGGTTTAATTTCTAATATTGTTTGTAATAACTGTGGTTTTGTATACCAATCAAGTGGTTATTATTATGGTCAAATGGCAAATAATTATGGAAATACTGGAGTATTATTTGATAGTTGTTATCCATTAGTTGCTTTTTCTAATTCTTTGTTAGCACCATCAGATCATATTAACAATAAAGTAATTATAGATACTCCAGCACTTACTGCTTTTCCTCCAAGTGGATGGACTGCAAATGGTTCAAGTGGAAGCTGTACTTATGGAGGTGGCTCATCAGGTGTTCCATCATATATAACATTTACTGGTAGTACAAGTGCTATTACCATCTCAAAAGATTATGTATTTGTAAATTATGCTCCTCTAGCCGCACCTTTCATTGAATTTTTAGTAAATGGTTCAACTGGAAATAATCTTTTGGTTTATGCAATTGTCAATGGTGTATCTGAAACACAAAGTAACAATGGTAATGGAACTCAGCCTGCTAGATATAGTAATGCTTTATATTTTCCAACAAGTGTCAGCTCTACAAATAAAAGATACATTTTTACATTTAATCCTTTTTCTGCAAATTATCCATTTAATGATGTTACTTTTTATATAGGTATTAATAATTCAAGTTCACCATCAAATACTGTAACCATAAGCAATATCAGAGTTGGTTACTTTGAAGGTCAATCAGTAGCTTACAACCCATTTTCATAAAAATCAAAATGACTACACCTAATGACATTATTAGCAGAGCATTAAAAGACATTGGAGCATTAGAGGCTGGAGAAGTTCCAACCCCAGAAGCATCACAAGATGCCTTTGATATGTTGCAAGACATATTAGACCAATGGTCTAACGAAGATATGATGGTGTTTTATAAGAATGAAATCATATTTAATGTAACGCCTGGTCAAACTCAATACACAATTGGGCCTGGTGGTCAAATAGGAGCAGTTTTTACAGGTTATATACAAAATAATATATTAACTATTACCCAGTTAACGTCTGGTGGCATTTCAATTAATCAGACTGTTACTGGTCTAAATGTTCCATCAAATACCACAATAACACAAATGTTATCTGGCGCTGGTGGTCAAGTTAATGAGCTTGGCACATATCTTTTAAACACAACATTTGTCAATCCAACTCCCACATTCACGGCCTCTATTTCTGGAACTACTTTAAACGTAAGCGCAATTAGCCAAGGAACGCTTGGAGTTGGTTGCGTAATTTCTGGTGCTGGTATAACCGCAGGAACCACAATCACAGCTTTAGGCTCTGGCTCTGGTGGCACAGGCTCATACACAATAAGCAACAGTCTAACAATCAGCAGCGAAGCAATGACGGCTACGCCAATACCTGTTAACTTTAATTCTTATTATCAACGTCCATTAGGACTCAGATCTGCATTTGTTAGGGTTAATACTACTTCTAACGGTGCGCCTATAACTGGCGGTGGTTTAGATTATCCAGTTGCGGTATTAAACCTAGAACAGTATGAAATGATTGGCCTAAAAACGCTAAATGGTCCTTGGCCTAAAGCGGTGTATTATGAGCCAACAGAAACGCTTGGTAATATTTATTTATGGCCTAATCCATCACAAGGTCAAATGCACATTTTTGTGGATCAGATATTTTCTAGGTTTACAACACAATTTGACAACATCAATCTTCCGCAGGGCTATAACATGGCTTTGCGGTGGTGTCTGGCAGAGCGTTTAATGCCAATGTACGGCAAAGCTAGTCCCACACAAATACAGATGATTATGAAGTTTGCTGCGCAAGCTAAATCAACTGTTAAACGCACAAACATGAACCCAGCAATTACATCAACTTATGCAGATGCGCTTTTAGTTGGCAGACAAAAAGATGCTGGTTGGATTCTTTCTGGTGGATTCTTCAGATGAGTGATTTTGGCTTTGTTGGCCCATCTTACGAAGCATCATCCATTTATCAGGAGGCTCAAGAATGCATTAATTTTTATCCTGAAATAGATCCACTCAAACCGCCTGGTAGTAGAGGTGTGGTGGCGCTTTATCCAACGCCAGGACTAACGTCTATTTTTCAATTAAATAATGCGCCTGTGCGTGGTATGCGCACCCTTAGTGGTGGTAAATATTTAATTATTGTTTGTGGTTCATCTGTTTATTCTGTGACTTATTCTGGTGGATATGTAAGCACACAAATAGGTACATTAACTACAAGCACAGGTTATGTGTCTATTACTGACAATATAATGACTAACACAGGTTTAAATGCCTATATTGTCGACGGTGTAAACAGATATTATTGGATTGCAAGCGCAAACAGTTTTAATACTTTGCTTGCATCAGACGGGCCTTGGGTTGGTGCTGATGTTTGTGATGTAGTAGATAATTACATTGTTTACAATCAACCTGGAACGCAAAATTGGGCAGCAACTGATCTTGGACTAGTAACGTCTAAAAATGCTTATTACGGCACAAAAGATGGCGCTCCAGATCCACTTGTTTCACTTATAGTAGACCACAGACAAGTGTTTTTGCTTGGAGAATTTACGGCTGAAATGTGGACTGATGTGGGTAATGTAATACCAGGCATTATTAGTTTTCCGTTCCAAAGGGTTAGCGGAACTTCTGTTCAGCATGGATGTGCTGCGCCATTTAGCGTTGCTAGATTTGGTGAGCAATTTGCGTTTGTTTCACAAGACTATCGTGGTCAAGCAATTATTGGCGTTATGCAAGGCTATTCTTTTAAGAGAATTAGTACCCATGCTGTAGAGCAAACCCTAATGAATCAGTATATAGCTGATGCTGTGGCTTATACATACCAGCTCGATGGGCATGAGTTTTATGTTGTTACGTTTCCATCAATCAATATTACATGGGTATTTGATTTAACGACAGATATGTGGCATAAATGGTTGAGTTGGGACGGTGCGCAATTCAATCGTCACAGATCCAATTGTGGTGCAATATTTAATAATGTCTATTTAGTTGGTGACTTTGCTAATGGTCAGATATATCAATTAGACAATGCGGTTTACACGGAAGCAGGCAACACAATCCGAAGGTTAAGACGTTGCCCACATTTGGTTACTGATTTACAACGCCAGTATTTTGCAGAGCTGCAGATCCAATTTCAGCCTGGTGTTGGATTAGAAGTAGGCCAAGGACAAAACCCACAAGCCATGTTGCGCTGGTCAAATGACGGTGGTTCAACGTACTCTAGCGAACATTGGTGTACGATTGGCGCAGTTGGCAAGTATAGGAACCGTGCTATTTGGCGCAGATTGGGCCAAGCCAGGGACCGTATTTATGAGGTTAGCATTAGCGATCCAGTCAAAGCAGTAATAGTAAGCGCTAACCTGAAAGCTGAGGGTGCTGAAAACTAATGGCTACAACGTCCAGCTCTAGCGGTAATATTATTTGGCCTAGAGTGCCATTTATTGACCCTACTTCTGGTCAGCCTGCTTTGCCTTGGCTTTTATGGTTACAAAGCCCTAATTTTGTTAGTGTAAAAACTGGGCAACAGACAATCCAAGGTAGTCAAGAAATTACTGGGAATTCAGTAATTGACGGTAATGAGATAGTAAAAGGCACTTTAACGGCTCTTGGTGGTATTTCAGGGGGTACATTTTGAATGATTTAGATATACCTAATGTACCGACATTAGAGCAAATTGAGCGTTTGCAGGGTGAAATGATGCAAATGCCACAGGCAGAATTGCAGACTGAGCATTATTTTTCTGGTGGTATGTATTGTCGCAAACTAACCAGGTCAGCAGGCACATTAATAGTTGGCAAGGTCCATAAAAAAGACCATTTTTTCTTATGTGCTAAGGGTGAGATTATTGCCTGGAGCGAAGGCGGGATGCGCCATTTGTACCCTGGTGATGTAATTTGCTCAAAGCCAGGCACAAAAAGGGTTACTTTAGCGGTTACGGATGCAATTGGTATTACTTTTCACAAGACTAACAAGACTAATTTAGATAAAATAGAGAAAGAATTAATTGAACCAGATGAATTAGCTTTGTTTGATTCAAGCAACAATTTAAAGGCAAAAGCCTTAGAAGGGAAATAATATGTCATGGGTAGCAGCAGCAATTGCAGGCGCAGCAATTATCGGTTATTCAGGAGCTTCTAAACAAGCAAGTGCAGCTACGAGTGCAGCAAATACGCAAGCACAAGCTGCAGCAAATGCTCAAAATCAACTTCAGCAAAATTATCAGACTTTAGCCCCAAATTACACACCTTATTTGCAAACAGGCCAAGCAGGTTTAAATCAATTAAACGCTGCCATGCCTGGTCTTACCCAATCATTTGGGCCAGAACAATTAAAGTCTAACCTTGCGCCAAACTATCAGTTTATGCTTAACCAGGGTTTAGGGGCGCAAAATCAAGCATTGAATGCAAGTGGTGGTGGGTCAAACATTGGAATTGCTGGAACCAAGTTTGCTGAAGATTATGCTTCTAATGCGTACCAAAACGCATTTAATAATTACCAAGCGCAACAAACCAATATATATAACAGGTTGTCTGGTATAGCAAACATAGGCCAAAACGCTGTTTATGGCTTATCTAATCTTGCCACAGGTAATGCAACTAATATATCCAATCTTGGTGTAGGCGCTGCAAATGCTGTAGCTCAGGGCCAAGTGGGTAGCGCAGCTGCTCAAGCGCAAGGGTACAACAGTATTGGTCAAGGTGCAATGTTGGCATCACTTTTAAATCCTGCTAATGCTGGTGGTACGTCATCTTATTCAAGTCCTACACAAGCAATGATTGCACAGCCTGGTGGTGTATCGCAATACTTTAGTCAATAAGGATAAATATGGGAATAGCATCATTTCAACCGCCAGTTACAACGCCAGTTAAAGGCACGTCTTTAGCTGAGATGATGGGCATGGCACAGGGTGCGCAGGCTTTGCAACAGGCAAGACAATTAAATCCTTTGCAAATTCAACAAGCTCAAGGCGCTTTAGAATTACAAAGACTTCAAACTTCTAAAGCTCAACAAACTTTAGAACCAGAAGTTGAATTAGCTAAAACGCAAGCTGAACAAGCAAAAACTCAATTAAATGATGCTCAATTATTAAATTTGCAAAAACAACAAGCAAATTCAAGCCGTAATTTAATAAAAATGCTTGATTCGCCTGAGCCAGTTACGCCTGCAAGAATTAAAGATCATGTGGTTGCTACTATGGAAAATGCTGGTGCAAGTGATGCTGCAATTATTCAAGCTGTACAAGGTTTGCCAACAAAAGGAACTGACAAAGAACTAAGGGCTTATCTTGCAAAGCATACACTTAATTCACTAACTGCTGAAGCTGAGTTAGAAAAACGATTCCCTGCAGCCACTATGGTTGGAGAAGGCGGTCAAATGACTCCCCGACAAATGGGTGCAGAGGCATTTACAGGTGTACAACCTGGTACAGCAATGGGACAATCTATTGCAGTAACGCCAAACCCAATGCAACCAGGTGTTACAACTGTTAACGGTATTGTTGGACAGTATGATGCAAGTGGTAAATTTGTACCATTTAACGTACAACCTGGTCAACAGCCTGGTAATCCGCCTGCGCCTGGCATTGCGCCAACACCTGCGCCATCTGCAGCTGGGCAAAACAAAATGCCATCAATTGTAAAAATTGACAATTTTTCTGCGCCTGGTCAACAAAATACGCAAGAAGTTGCTAGATATAACGCAGGCCAAGCTGATTTTAATGCTGCTAATGAACGTGCAACACTTGCACAAGATAGCGCTTTAACTGCGCAAAATATTAAAAAGAATTTATCTGCTGCAGCTGGTAGTACACCAGGTAGAGTTTTACGATCAATTGGTCAAACTGTAATTGGTGACCCACAGTTAGATATTCTAGTTAAGAGCTTGGCAGATCAACAGTTAAGACAATCTCAGTTAATGGGGTTGAAGAATCAAGCTGCAGAAGCTGATCAAAGAACTGCAGGCGGTAGTTCTGAAATAACTGCAGAAGCGTTGGCGCACATTGTAGAAAGAGCTGAAGCAACAAACTTAGCGGCTTCTAAATACAATCAAGCATTAACAAAAATGCAAGAAAAATATGGCAAAGAAAGAACATATTTAAACAACGATAATTTTAAAAATGCTTGGGCTAATTCTTACAACCCAATAGCTTTTATTATTCAAAATACTAATCGTCAAAATATTCCGCAAAAAGACAAAGACAAAATCATTGATTACTACACACATGATATGAGTAGAGATCAATTAGATACGTTAGCTAATAACATGAAGAATTTGAAACGCTTAGAGCGTGGAGATTTCTAATGGCAAATGATGCTTACGAATTAGATCCAGATGTTGCAGTCATTCGCAGAAGAATGCCTGTCAATATGCCAAAAAGTGCAATGTATGGCAAAAACCCAGAATTGCAACCTGATGCGGAATATAGTTACGAAACAGATCCTGATATAACCTCAATATCTAACAGAAAAGTTACACCTGCAGAAAAACCAGAGCCAGGTGGTTATTTGCCACTTTTTTTAAAAGGCGCTGGAGAGGCTGCACTACATTCAATTGCTGGTATTGTTTCTGCGCCTGTTAGTGCTGCCGCGGGTATATATGGTACTTTAACAAGTGGTAAATACGGTACGCCTGAAGGTATAAAAGCAGGACAAGAAACTGCTAAAAGAGTTCAGCAAGCAATGCTTAATGCTGGTACACAACCTGAAACCGAAGAAGGTAAATCTTATTTAGAAAGTTTACAAAAAGCATTTGAAGCATCAAAAATACCGCCTGTTGTTCCTGAAGTTGGCGGTCTTTCTGCTGAAACTCAAATTGCAGGCAAAGGCGTACAAACTGCAAAACAAGCATTGAATGCGCAATTTCAAAAGATCAGACCCAAAGTTACAATTGAAACTGTGCCAGGTTTAAGAAACGCAGGTGCTGCAGCAACTGAAACGCCTGCGATGATCCAAGGCAATATTGATGCTGCCCTTGCAAATGCTTCTCCTGAGCTACAAGCGCATATTAATGCGCAAGAGCCAACTAATGTTAATGTGCCTGCTTTAGAAACAAGAGCGCTTGAAGAAAAACACGGTGTCAATTTAACCACAGGCCAAAGAAGTGGCGATACTTCTAAGTATTCTGAAGAATGGAATAGAAGAGGCGAAACTGAAGATTTAACTAATCATTTCAAAGATCAACCTGTCCAACTTGCGAATGCGTTTGAGAAAGCAAAAGTACGTTATGCTGCAGATATACCATCAACTGCTGATGCCTCTGAACTTGGTCAACATGAAATAAATGCTTTATCTGAAAAAGATGCAATAAGAAAAGCAAATATATCATCTGCATACAAAGCGTTGCAAGATCAAAACGGTGGACAATTTCCTATTGATATAGGTACTTTAGATGCTAATATAAAAAATAGTTTATCTAAAAATCTCAAAACCAATCATTTATCCGATGCTGTAAGAAATGATTTAAAAGACTTTTATCAAAATCCTACATTTGAATCTTATGAAGCCATGAGGACTAATTTAGCTAATGAAATGCGATCTAGTTCTAATGGCAACGCCAGAGGCGCAGCATATATTGTAAGACAAGAATTAGAAAACTTACCTGTGTTTGGTGAGAATACTGGCACACCAGAAGCTATGCAATTAAAAGCGTTAGCTGATAAAGCAAGAAGTTTGGTTGTAGAACGATCTAATGTTATTAAAGCAAATCCTGCTTACAAGGCCGCAATTAAAGAGGCAGCGGATTTAAATGAAACGGCTGCGCAAGGTGAAAGTTTAAATGCTGCAAATTTTCATAAAAAATATGTTGCAAGTGCTACTCCTGAAGCAATACGCAGAATGAGATCAGAAATTGATCCAGAGCATATTGCTAATCAAGCAATTACATTTGCCGAATTAGATCGTGCTAAAAATGCAATTACTAATCCAAATGCAACAAGTGTAAAAGCAAATAGTTTTGCAAATTTTATGCAAAAAGAAGCGCCAAAGTTAAAAGAATCTTTGCCGCCAGAAGCCATGAAAGATGTTATGGAAATTGGTTTGTTATCTAGCAAGATTGGCAAACCTGAAGCTGGAACATTCAATTACTCTAACACTTATAGTAGTTTAATTGGTGATCTAGCAAAACAAGGATTGGCTGGTGCTACAGAAATGAAATTAGCAGGATTGACTAGTGGTGCATCAGTACCAGTAGTAAGCCTTGGTAAAGCAATATTACAGAAAAGAACAAAAGACGCATTTGCAAAAGCTGCAATTGATCCTAAAGGCGGATTAACTAAGGAAGAAAAATGAGTACCGATTCACCAATTGACATGTTTAAGTACGGCCAATTGGTCGCAACCGTTGAAACTCTTGAAAAGAAAATCGACAAACTTGAAGCGTCTGTTTGCCAACTGGTCGAGCTTGCCAACAGGTCCAAAGGTGGTTTTTGGGTTGGCATGATGGTTGTCTCGGGTGTTAGTTCTTTGGTTGGATTCTTAACGCATTACCTTACGGTGAAATAATGAAAATAACCAAGGAGCAATTACGATCTTCTTGGCATGTGGGAATTATGGAATTACAACGTGTAATTCAAAATTGGTATAAAAAAGGCAAAATATGGATTGGCTAAAAACAATTGCACCTACAATTTTTACCGCCATAGGTGGACCTTTAGGTGGTCTTGCGTATGAGGCGGCGTCTAAGGTCTTGGGTGTATCTCAAGATGATGCCAAGACTATGCTTGAATCTAATAAGTTAACTGCAGACCAGATCGCTGCGGTGCAACAAGCTGAGATTGCGTTAAAAGCTAAGGCGCAAGAGCTTAACTTGGACTTTGAAAAATTAGCAACTGAAGATCGTGCATCAGCTCGAGCACTGCAAACCGCAACTCACAGCTGGATACCGCCATTCTTGGCTTGCGGAATCACAATTGGTTTTTTTGGTATTTTGTATGCGCTTATGACAGACAAGGTAACAAAGTCTGACGAGTTGATGATTATGTTGGGTTCGCTGTCAACTGCTTGGACTGGCGTGATTGCGTTTTATTTTGGTAGTTCATCTGGTAGTCAAAAGAAAGACGAGATGCTACATAATTCTTTAATGGCAAAATGATTAATTCTAGAAATTTAGATGATTTACTTCCTAATGTTAAAACAAGAGTTGAAAATTTTATCAAGGCTTGCCAAGTTGCAGGCATTGATATTTTGGTCACTTCTACATACAGGGATAACGCTAGTCAGGATGCGCTTTATGCGCAAGGGCGCACGACTGAGGGCAAAATTGTCACAAACGCCAGAGGAGGTGATTCTTTTCATAATCATCGGTGCGCTGTGGATATTGTGCCTTTGGTTGGTGGCAAGCCAGACTGGGATGGTTCACATCCAGTTTGGGCCGAAGTAGGCAGGATTGGGCAAGAAAACGGATTAGAGTGGGCTGGTGCTTGGAAGACGTTTAAAGAATTAGCGCACTTTCAGTACACAGGCGGTTTAACAATAGCACAACTTAAAGAAGGCAATGCAATAGCATGAACAATTTTAAAATTGAAGGTAAAGAATACAAATCAC